CAGAGATTACATGAGAATCCTTTTCCCAGGATCATAATTTAACAGTGAACCCCGTTGGAGAAATCTGACGGGGTATTTTTATACCCATTTTTAGCCTGTCTGCCCTGTGCAGATGGGCTTTTTATATGCCCAAAAGGAGGTGGTCATCCACATGGCATCCAGAATCCAGGGCATCACCGTTGAGATCGGCGGCGATACCACAAAGCTCTCCAAAGCACTGGAAGGTGTAAACAAATCAATCAAGGGGACGCAGTCCGGACTGAAGGATGTCAACAAACTCCTCAAACTGGACCCCTCGAACACAGAACTGGTCGTCCAGAAGCAGAAGATGCTTAAGGATGCCATTGAAGCCACCAAGGAAAAGCTGACAACTTTAAAGACCTCTGCACAGCAGGCCAATGAGCAGCTTGCCAATGGTGAGATCACCCAGCAGCAGTACGATGCCCTCCAGCGCGAGATTGCAGAAACCGAGCAGAATCTGAAATCCCTGCAGGATCAGGCGGCAACCACTAATGCGACCCTTGCCAAGATCGATGAGGCAGGTGAAAAGTTACAGAACCTTGGCTCTTCAGTCGAAAATGTGGGTAAGAAGTTCCTGCCTGTGACCGCAGCTGTTACTGGTCTTGGTACAGCGGCAGTGAAAACCGCAGCAGACTTCGATGCCGAAATGAGCAAGGTATCTGCTATTTCCGGAGCGACCGGAGATGACTTTGACAAGCTTCGTGCGAAAGCCCGTGAGATGGGTGCGAAGACCAAGTTCTCCGCATCCGAAGCCGCCTCCGCGATGGAATATATGGCGATGGCCGGGTGGAAGACCTCCGATATGCTGAACGGTATCGAGGGCATTATGAACCTCGCTGCTGCATCCGGTGAAGACCTTGCCACGACCTCGGATATTGTCACGGATGCCCTCACCGCTTTCGGGCTTTCAGCTTCGGATTCCGGGCATTTTGCGGACATCCTTGCCGCTGCTTCCTCCAATGCGAACACCAACGTCAGCATGATGGGTGAGACGTTCAAGTACTGTGCGCCTATCGCCGGTGCCCTCGGATTCTCGGCAGAGGAAACCGCAGAAGCCATCGGTCTTATGGCAAACAGCGGTATCAAAGCGACACAGGCTGGTACTTCGCTTCGTTCCATTATGAACAACCTTGCCGGAGAAGTAACCTTTGTTGGTAAGAACATCGGTGAGGTCACGATTGCCACCAGCAATGCGGACGGCAGTATGAGAAGTCTGAACGACATCCTTACGGATTGCCGTGCGGCATTCTCTGGCTTGACCGAATCCGAGAAGGCTGCCAATGCAGAATCGCTGGTCGGCAAGAACGCTATGTCCGGCTTCCTTGCCCTGATGAATGCCAGCCAGTCGGATATTGACAAGTTAAGCGGTGCCATTGAAAACTGCGATGGTGCATCTGAGAGCATGGCAGAGACCATGCAGGACAGCTTAAATGGTCAGCTCACCATCCTGAAATCTCAGCTGGAAGAGCTGGCTATTTCTTTTGGTGACCTTTTGATGCCGACCATCCGCAAGATTGTGTCGGCTGTTCAGGCACTTGTGGACAAACTCAACAGCATGGACGACAGCACCAGAGAAACAATCATCAAAATCGGACTGCTGGCGGCATCTATTGGTCCTCTGCTCATTGTGCTGGGTAAGACCATATCGACGGTCGGCACGGCGATGCGGGGATTCAGTTCGCTTGCAAAGGGAGTCCGGCTTCTCATCACCCATGTGGGCGGTGCCAGTGGAGTGTTGAGTAAACTGGGGGCTGTATTGGGTGGTCTCTCTACGCCAGTTGTAGCAGTAGTAGCAGTCATCGGTACGCTGGTGGCAGCTTTCATGAACCTCTGGAATACCAATGAGGAATTCCGCACTGCAATCACTGGTATCTGGAACGATATCGTTTCCAAGGTGAAAGGTTTCTGCGACCAGCTGACACAGCGGATCAACGGACTGGGCTTTGACTTCAAGGATGTCACCGAGGTGTTGAAAGCAGTCTGGGATGGATTCTGCCAGGTGCTTGCACCGCTGTTCGAGGGAGCTTTCCAGAATATCGCCACCATCCTTGGTGTGGTTCTGGATACGCTGCTCGGACTGTTCGATGTTTTTTCCAATGTGTTCTCCGGCAACTGGAGCGGCGCATGGGAAGCGGCAAAGGGCATCTTCTCCAGCATCTGGGACGGCGTGAAGTCTATTTTCTCTACGACCCTTTCTGCACTGAAGAGTGCGCTGGATGTGTTCCTTGGTCTGTTCGGTACGGACTGGCAGACCGTCTGGGGCAGCATTAAGAGTTTCTTCGAGATGGTCTGGACCGGAATCAGCAGTTTCTTCTCGAATACAGTTTCTGCTATCCAGTCGGTGGCAACGACTGTGTTTACAGCGGTGTCCGGATTCTTTACCACTGTCCTGACCTCCATCCAGATAACATTCAGCACCATCTGGACTGCCATTTCTACGGCAGTTTCTTCTGCGCTGAATACGATCCATACCACGGTGACGACTGTGTGGACGGCGATATCGACCGCAATTTCTACGGTCATGACTGCCATCAGCACCACAATCACTACGGTGTGGAACGGCATCTACAACACCATCAAGCCACTGCTGGATGCGTTCAAGTACCTGTTTGAAACTATCTGGCAGGCAATTCAAATCCTGATCGGTGCGGCACTGACCGTAATCCAGACGAAGATCACTTCTATCTGGAATTCGATTGTTGCCTTCATAACTCCGATTTTGACTGGACTGCAAACGACTTTCTCGACCGTATGGATAGCCATCCAGACAGCGATTTCCACCGTGCTGACTGCGATTCAGACTGCAGTAACGACTGTGTGGAACGCCATCGTGTCGTTCCTGTCTCCGCTGCTGACAGACATCCAGACCCGGATGAGCACGGCATGGAATGCGATTCAGACAGTCATTTCGACTGTTCTTTCTGCCATCCACTCCACTGTTTCCTCCATCTGGTCGGCCATCAGCGGTGCGATTTCATCTGTTGTTGCTACGATTCAGTCTACAATTTCTGCTGGCTGGAATGCAGCAAAGTCTACTGTCACTTCTCTCAGCAACAGCGCAAAGGATGCTGCTGTCAGTGCATTTAATGCAATGCACAGTGGTATCAGTAGTACAGTTGGGAATATCCGAACTGCTATTGAGGCCGGATTCAACAGTGCGGTTTCCTATATCAAGGGTCTGGCAAGTCAGGCTTTTTCGTGGGGCGCAGACATCATCGGCAATATCGTATCCGGTATTCAGTCAAAAATAGGTGAAGTCAGCAGTGCTATCAATAGTGTGGCTGATAAGATTCACTCGGTCATGCACTTTTCCGTTCCTGATGAGGGTCCGCTATCTGACGCCGATAAGTATATGCCCGACTTTATGAAACTGCTGGCGAGCGGTATTAAGAAGAATGTCAAAGTTGTGGTGAAAGCCGTGAATGGATTGGCTGGGTCTATGAGCGACAACTTTACGACTCCGGTAGATTCTCTAGGTGATTGGATGGACTCTGTTGTCGGTGGCTTTGCTACAACAATCAGCAGAAGTCAGAGTGGAATTGGTTCGGCAGCACGGAGTGTCGGTAGTAGTATTCAAACTCAGCTTATGTCCGGTCTTTCTGGTGTGAAGACACAGTTCCAGCAGTTCTGGACTGACCTGCAGGGAATTACCAAAGCCGCTGTTGGCAGCATGAGCGATGAGGTGAAGCAGGGGTTCGCAGATATGAAGAATTCCATTGGTGAGCTGAGTTCTCAGACCAGTTCCCTTGGAAGTGCGATTCGCAGCCTTGGTGATACCTTCAACTCGGATTTCCTAAAGAGCCTCGGTAACGGTATCAGCAAGGTTGGTGACATGGTCAATACGGTCACGGGTCTTGTGGACAAGCTTGGCTCTATGAAAACCACCATCGGAAACCTCGGAACCACAATGCAGAACCTTGGCAATGTCCTCGGAACAGAGAACGGTGGGGGTCTGCTGTCCAATATTGGCAGTTTCCTGTCGAAGATAGGAAATGCAGACGGCGGTCAAATTGTGTCGAACTTTGGCAACCTGATCTCAGGACTGACCTCTAAGATGGGAGGCCTGGGAGAAGGTATATCCGGTATTGTGTCCCAAATGGGGAACTTAGGACAAGGTTTCTCTGGTGTCCTCTCGAAGCTGGGAAGCCTTGGCTCCAACAACAGTGGAATCCTGTCGAATCTGGGAAATCTGCTTTCTGGTGTAGTATCGAAGATCGGCGGCTTGGGCGGCAGCCTTTCTGGTATCGTATCGACCATCGGTTCTTCGCTGGGCGGTATTGCAGGAACAGTCGGCACGACGCTTTCAGGTCTGCTTGGCTCTGTTGGAACAACTGTATCTGGTCTGGCTGCTGGTGCAGGTTCTGCTCTGGCTGGTATTGCATCTTCTGCTGGAGGAGTGCTTGCTTCGGCGGGTACAGCACTCGCTGGTCTGGCCGGTCCTGCTGGTATCGCGGTGGCCGCGGTCGGCGGCATCGGTCTTGGCCTGACCGCTCTCTGGAAAAACTGCGATGGTTTCCGTGAGGGTGTTACGAATATCTGGAACAAGGTCACCTCGGTGTTCTCCAAGGGTGTGTCGGCAATCAAAAACGGTATCTCCAATGCGGCATCTGCGATTGGCAATGTGGCATCGTCCATCTGGGGCGGTATCAAGAACGTGGCGTCTTCTGCGTGGAACTGGGGCAAGGATATCGTTGGTGGTATCGCTGGAGGTATCAAGAAAGGTGTCAGCTGGGTCGGCAATGCAGTCAAGAGCGTGGCAAGCGGTATCCGCTCGTTCCTGCATTTCTCTGTACCAGACGAAGGACCTCTGGCAGATGCTGACACCTATATGCCGGACTTCATGAAGCTGCTTTCTGGTGGTATCAAGAAAGGCGAGGGCGGTCTGATCAGCCAGATCAAGTCGATGGCAGCAAAGGTACAGCAGGGTATGGAGGGTATCAGTTCCTTCAGCCTGCCGGAACTGACCCTGCCGCATTTCGATGGCTCTGGCTGGAATTTCCCACAGGCGGCTCTGGCCGGAGGCGGTACGACCCGGACGACCAACCTTGGCGGTGTGTATATCACAGTCAACGGCTATAACGCCCGGAACGATGACGAACTGGCACAGACTGTTGCAGATAAGATCAACGGCATGATCCACGAGGACGATTCGGTCTTCAAGTAAGAGTAGGAGGTAGATGCGTATGGGCTACAATGCCCCAAAGCAGACAGTATCGCAGTTTCAGCTTAAAGGTAGATACGCTAGACAGTATTTGTCGTTTGCCGGGAAGTCCAGTAAGGACTTTCTTTTATATTTGTCTGGCCCCGGTGTGTATGATTCTCCGGGTGCGGATGTGGATACTACTTCGGTTCCCGGCCGCAACGGAGATATTATCACAGAAAAGGCGAAAGCCGGACGGCGGCGGTATCAGAATGTGGATATCAAGTACAAGGCTTTCTTCTTCAACGGTCTGCCAGCCAAGACCGCAGCGGTCAAGGCATGGCTATTATCGCCGATTGGATATCAGAAATTGCAGGACACCTATGACCCGGATTTCTTCCGGATGGCGGTCTGCAAGGATGCACTCGCCTTTGATGTTACCGCCCAGAAAGCTGCTGAGATGGAGCTGACTTTCAACTGTAAGCCCCAGCGGTGGAGCGTGGACGGGCAGAAAAGTATCCGGCTAGAGAGCAGGGCAACATTGAAGAATCCCTTTGCTTTCCCAGCACAGCCCATCTTCAAAGTCTACGGAGATTCGGGCGGTGAGTTGTATGTGGGCGAGGAGAAGATCACCATCCACAGCATCACGGACTATGTGCTGCTCAACTGCGAAACGCACAACGCTTACAATGCCGCCGGGTTCTGCAATGAAACGATTCTTTCAGATGATTTCCCGGAACTGCCGGAGGGCAAGACACAGATCACATGGACAGGCGGTATCACGGCGGTGGAGGTCATTCCACGCTGGTGGACGCTGTGACAGGGGGTGAGGCCAGTGATTCCATGTTTGTATGATTCCAAAGAAACGAAGTTCAACCACAACGGCATCGGAAAGCTGGCGGATGCACAGTCCTGTACGGTGACCGAAAAGCGAAACAGCAGCTATGAACTGAAGCTGGTCTGTCCAGCGGATGGCATCCATGCAGAGATGCTGGAGGAGGGAAATATCATCCTCGCCAAGCCATCCGATAGCATGCAGAGCCAGCCGTTCCGCATCTACAAAATCACAACTCCCATTGACGGGAAGCTGGAAGTGCAGGCACGGCACATTTCCTATCAACTCAACTTCATCACAGTTTCTCCGTTCTCGGAAACCGGATGCGCAGGAGCAATGCAGGGGTTGAAAAGCTATGCCGCATCCGAGTGCCCGTTTGATGTCTGGACAGATGTGGAATCCAGTGCGACCTTTACGCTGGGCGTGCCGTCCTCGTTCCGTAACTGTCTGGGCGGTATGGCGGGTTCTATACTGGACACCTATGGCGGCGAATTCGAGTGGGATAGATATGTAGTGAAGTTCCATAAGGCCAGGGGCGCGGATAGAGGTGTACGCATCACCTATGGCAAGAACCTGACTGATTTCAAAATGGAAAAGTCCATCGAGAACACCATCACGGGTGTGCATCCGTACTGGGTGAACAGCGAAACGCAGGAGGTTATGGAGCTGCCGGAAAAGGTGGTGCTGATGAGTAAGAAGTCTGTGCCGTACCAGAAGATCACCGTACTGGACTGCACCAGTGACTTTCAGGAGAAGCCGACTGAAGATGCGCTGCGTGAATATGCCCAGAATTATATCGATACGACCAATCTGACTGAGCCGGAAATCGACATCAAGATTGATTTCATCCAGCTTTGGAACACACCGGGCTATGAGGATATCGCAGAGGCGGAACGTGTTTCCCTCTGTGATACGGTCCATGTGTTTATTTCAAAGTTTGGTATCGAGGTCAGTTCCAAGGTCACCGAAGTGGAGTATGACAGCTTGCTGGAGAGATACAACAGCATTACGCTGTCGAACTCGATCGTAAGCAGTCGGAACTCATCCCTAACAGAGTCGTTGAACAGTATCCGTAACACGGCATCTGTCGCTTATGATACCGCAGTTCGTGTGGAAACAACAGTCGGGGAGCAGCTTGGGGGAATATCAGCCACAATGGTCTATGATGGAACCCTGCTGGCAGGATTGTTTGGGCTTCATTATAAAAATGTGACTGACAGCAAGGGTGATACAGTTCGATATGCTTTTAATGCGTCCTCCTTGAAACAGTCAACAGTGGCATGGAAAAACGGTTCGGCAGGTTTCTTTGTATCTACAGACGGTGGTAAGACATGGAGTTATGGTTGGGAAGCAAACGGTACGGCAGTCAGAACAGCAATTCTGCTGGAGCAGACCCTAAAGGAACTGGACGACCGCTACCGAAAGGCAGCGGAACTGTCAGATAAACTTCTACTTGAACTGGATGATCGGTATCAGACAGCAACTGCAATCTCGACTGAGCTTCAGAAAGCACTCGACAAGAGGTATGAAACGGCAAAGAAGCTATCGCAAGAACTGTACGAGGAGTTGGATGAAAAGTACGGCACTGCTTCAAGTTTATCTGCCCAACTACAAAATACGCTGGATGAAAGATATCATCAGAAAATCCCTGTCGAAGAAACCGCTCCAGATGCACCGGCAAAGGACAGCCTGTGGGTTGACAAGGAAAACCTACGTCTAAAACTGTGGGATGGAGAAAACTGGCAGACTATAGGATATGAGCCAGCACAAACAAATCCAGAAGAGCCGGATACCGGTAATAAAGATACAGATGGAGCGGAGGAAGGAGGATCTTAATGGTCACTAGCATTTATCAGGATGTGGAACTGTCACTAACAGATGACCAGATTCCAGTTACAGTTCATGCGAAACAGTTCGATAATCATACACGCAAGATACGATGTACCCTGCTCGATAACTCCGTGCAGTATACCGTGCCGGAAGATTGTATCGTGGCATGCTCTGGTACAAGACCAGACGGCACAATTTTTCATTATACAAGCGAGACGATCCGAGACCTTGTTTTTGTCGAAAATGGGAAAATTATCTTTACAATCACTTCTTTTATGACAGCCCAGGCAGGGCGGTTCCCCCTGGATGTTGTTATGCTCGACACAGCAAGAAATGTGCTTGGTACTTTTTCTCTTACTCTAAAAGTAGAGCGAGCAGCCATTAACAACGGTAAAATTGCGACTTACACCTATGCTGGAATTGTGGAAGCAATCCGAGAAGGACTGCAAGAGGTCTGCATTACGGATGACGGTTATATTGAAGTTATTTCGGATGACGGGCTTGGTTTGAGCGACAAGTCGGAATCCAGTGCAGTCCAGAAGTTTATGGATCAACTGCTCCACTGTGCGGTTACGGATTCTGGCTATCTCTCCTTCACAACAGAAGGTGGGTTAAAGCTGGTGTTTTCAATGACGGATACAGGAAACCCTTGTATTGAATATGGAAACGGCTGATGCAGCCGGGAAAGGAAAAAACTATGGCTAAGTATATTGGAAGAAGAATCGTCCCGACCCACGGTGGCGTGTGGGCTAAGGACAAAGCGTATGAGGAACTGACTATCGTTTTAGATAGCAGTTCAGGAAACAGCTTCATCAGCCGCATTCCGGTACCTGCCGGTACGAGTCTTTCGGATGAAACGTACTGGATGCTGTACAGTATTTACAGCGCACAGATTCGTGAAGCGGTACTCCAGATGGAAGACACGGAAAAACGGCTGACTTCGCAGGTGGATGATGCAAAGACGGTTGTTATGAACCGCATGACTGCGGCAGAAAAATCGTGCAGCAGCGGCAAAGAAGAACTGAATAGCCGGATGGATTCTTTGTCTAGTCGACTGGATGCGAATGTCAAGGCGTCTACAGACAGCAGCCATGATTATGCAGCAGAAGTCGTAGATGCACGGGTTGGCAGCGATGAAACGACCTATGAGAATCTCGGAAAGCATCTCCGAGCCCTGGGAGATGGCAACGCAATCGAGCAGGTAGCAGCAAGAAAAGTGAAGCTGCCCGATTATTCAATGAAAGCATTCTACAACAGGTTGAAAGGGATAAATGTAGGAAGTCAATTGGATTATTCCTATGACGAAGATACAGACATGTTGACCATTCGCTGCATGGAAGGGTACGAGGGCGATACAATTATGTATTTGCCGCTCTGGACACCGCAGGAATATGCTGAAATGTGTAGGCAGGGTGGAAAAATGCTGTTACGCTTTGAAACCAGCAATGTGAAAAATACTTCGAGTGCCTTTAAACTTGGAATTTGGAGTACACGGGTTTCTTCGGAAAATGCAAGCGAAGTGGGTTCGATTTTAAGAAACCTGTTTACACATGTGTTTGCAGATGGTTCTGGTGATTATGAAGTTCCTGCGAATTTCTTACAGTCTGACCTTGAGTATGACAGTACGAAAAAGTGCCTTGTAAGTGGTGGTGATCCAATTGCACTTAATGTAATGCTGTATATCAATTCGCCTAATGCAGGAGAGCAGATTTCCGTAAGAAGTAAGGGCGGACTTTTTGTTGGCATTACCGGGAATGGAGTGGCACAGGCATTTCAGAACAATGTTCTGCAGGAAAAGGTATCTCGCCTTTCCAACCGTATAATGGAAACGGAGAAAAAGAACACGGTGCATGAAAAATCCTTGGAAACCCTGAAGACTGAGGATATTCTGGATGCACAGGTGTTGGATTTCGCTCCATTTGGTGTATTTGCCCCGGATGATTCTATTTGTGAGATTGTGAAGGACGAGTATGGAGATGAGAGCTACCGAATGGTCTATTCCAGCAATAATCCTATGTATCAGATGGATCTGACGGACTATTTGAAGCAGGATAGCCTGATAGTTCTGGTAGAGGTCACGGCAAGGGCAACAAAGGAGGATATGAAACTCCGAGTACAGCTCTATGACTATCATAACGGTATGCAGCAGCAACGGAGTTCAGATATTTTGTATGACCTTACGACCAAGTACCGCAGGTATCAGTTCCAGATTGACCGCAGAAATGTGGGACGGACGGCTCTTGGTATTGGTCCCTGTCAGGTGAAGGGGGCAACGGTCCAGTTTAAGGATGTCAAAATTATCATTCCGCACAGTATTTCCATGCAGGTTCCGGTGCCGAGAAGAAGCTTCTGCGGCTATATTGGAGAGTTCGATTTCAGCAAACAGGCGGCAGTGCATCTGGATCGACCGTTGATTGCAGGTATTGATGACTATGCGAAGGGCGATGGCCTGTACCTTGAAACACTGGAACTTTATTCCACGATTCAGGATGGCCTTAACGTTTTCATCGGAAATATCGATCAGTATGGCCTTTTTCAGCAAAAGTCAATGTTTACTATTGTAGTTCGTGAGGGTATGAATAGATTCCTGCTTGGTGATCGAAAAATCAGCGTCCCAGCAGGATGCGGTGTTTTTATCCAATGGAATGCAAAACTCCCGGTCTTTGATGGGATGCCGGAGTTTGATTTCCGTAACCTGATCAGCACGGAGACAGGGTATTTTGAAAACAATCAGGGATACAGCGGACATCCGTTGGTTGAAACTTCCTATATGATCCCTATGCGTTATACACTGGTAGAAAATCCGCTTCCTGTGCAGCTGGACAACCTCCAGAAAAAAGTTGTATCAGTGAGTGAGAAAGTAGATGACATGAAAACTGAAAGTGGAAAAGAAACCGTTTTGTTTTCCCCGAACGGTGTAAAGTTCACTTTGTCAGTCAATGAAGATGGATCACTTTCTACGATTCGCAGCATTCCGAAAAAAGCAGTGATTCTTGGAAACAGTCTGACCTGCGGCTTTGGGTATGGAATGGCGGCCAGCGATAGTAAGCATGATTATTTCCACTACGTTGAAGCATTCCTGAAAGAAAAAAATCCGGATGTGACCGTACTCCGCAAAGGTGGCAGCAACTGGGAGGGAATGACGACCAGTGAAAGCCGGAAACAGGCAGTTGAAGGGTTCCTTTCCGAACTGGATGGCTCGGAAGATCTGATCATCATTCAGCTTTCAGATAATGTAAACACCGAGGAAAAGAAGGCAACGTATCCAGAGGATGTATATACAATGTTGTCGATGTTCCGTAGCCATTGTCCTAAAGCGAGAATCCTGTGGATCGCGGCATGGTACGGCTGGGGCGAGAATTACACAGCGATAGAGTCCGCTTGTACAAAGCTCGGACTTGATCTTGTGGATATCCGTGACCTTTCCACGCTGGCAGAGAATCAGAGTGCAATTGGCAACACGTATACGAAGTCTGACGGATCGAAGGAAACCATCACCAATAGTGGAGTTGCCTCTCACCCCGGTGATCTTGGCATGAAACGAATCGCCGATAGGGTGATTGAGGTGCTGGATGGCTATATGTAAACTATCCACCGTTCCTGATAGATAGAGTGAAGGCATCTATCATACGGTGTTTATAATATAAGGACAACCTAATATGCGGACGGTAGAAATACCGTCCATTTTTTATGCCCCAAAGTGGGCGGAAAGGAAAGCAGTATGCAGAATGTGATCGACAAAATCGAATGGATGTTTGCAGGTCTGGGTGGCTTCCTGGGCTGGTTCTTCGGCGGCTTTGACGGCTTCCTCTATGCGTTGGTGGTGTTTGTGGTCTGCGACTACTTCACCGGAGTGCTGGCGGCAGCCACCAAGCATGAACTTTCTTCCGAGGTCGGATTCAAGGGCATCGCTAAGAAGGTGTGCATCTTCGTGTTGGTTGGCATTGCCAATATCATCGACACGCAGGTACTACAGAATGGTTCCGCTGTCCGTACCGCAGTGGTGTTCTTCTATCTGGCAAATGAGGGTCTGAGCTGCCTTGAAAACGCAGCTGTTATCGGACTCCCGGTGCCGGACAATCTTAAGGAAATGCTGGCACAGCTGAAAGAAGAAAAGAAAAATAAAGGTGAGTAAGCAGTTGGAAGAGGCATAACAGCCTCTCCTTACTTTACGAGGAGAACGATATGAGTATCAAAAACTATCCTGCAAAGCTGACCAATGGTTACTATCGTGTGCGCATGAACTGGGAGGATGAAGCCTCTCAACTTGGTGCATACCGCCTGCTGGCAAGTGCGAAAGCCAAGTGCGACGAGAATCTGGGCAGCCATGTGTTCGACAATGAGGGCAATGCAATCTACCCGGAAGAGGCCGTTCCTATCGCAAGGGAAGAGGAGAAAGCATCGGATATCAAGGAGCAACCTAAGGAAGATTCGGCGGCAGACAAAGATGCAGAGTCTAATGGGAGCGAGGTCGAGTTTCCGACAGCAGAGGAAGTCCCTGCTACCATTGCTTATGGCAAACTCAAGACCCTTATGAATATCCGCAGAAAGCCGGATATCAACGCAGATGTTATCACAGTCTACAAGAAAAATACTCTTGTGGAGATCATTCAATTCTGCGATGGTTGGCTGAAGATCAAGTGCCCGGAAGCCATGGATGGCGTGGCATATGTCCTGAATAGTGCAGACACCTATGCTTTCACAGCCAGCAGAATCTATGAGGTGCGCCCCGGCGATAACCTCTGGAAGATTGCGGTGGCTGAACTCGAAGATGGCAAACGGTGTGCGGATATCCGTGCCCTGAACGGCCTGACTTCCAATGCCATCCGGGTCGGCATGAAACTGCTGATCCCCTAAATGAAACACTGTAATTAACCTATGAGGCTCGGAGAAATCCGGGCCTTTCCTATTATAAAAGGAGCGTGTGTAATATGGCTTATACCAATAGTCCACTTGTTGTTTATACCAAACTCAGTCCGAACCATTCTGGGCAGAGAACCCATAGCATTGACCGTATCACTCCGCACTGTGTGGTCGGTCAGCTTTCTGCGGAAAGTATCTGTGGCTGTTTTGCAAATACGAGCCGTCAGGCAAGCTGCAACTATGGCATCGGCACGGATGGTCGTGTGTCGCTCTGCGTCGAAGAAAAGAACCGCAGCTGGTGTTCCTCTAGCAATGCCAATGATCAGCGGGCGGTCACCATTGAGTGCGCCAGCGACAAAACTGCTCCCTATGCTATGAACAGTGCAGTGTATGATTCGCTCATCAAGCTCTGCATTGATATCTGTCGGCGCAACGGTAAGAAAAAACTTTTGTGGTTGGGGGATAAAAACAAGACAATCAACTACGCACCTGCGGCTGATGAGATGGTGCTGACAGTTCACCGCTGGTATGCCAACAAAAGCTGCCCCGGTGACTGGCTGTATGCACGTCTGGGTGATTTGGCTGCGAAAGTAACGGCATCGCTTGGTGGATCATCTTCATCCGGCACGCAGGCAACTGAACTGAAGAACTTCACCGAAGAAGAAGCTATCGCGAAGATTGGTCCGCTGTTTACTGCAAACCAGAAAACCAGTGGCATCCTTGCATGTGTGTCGATGGCACAGTTCATTCTGGAATCCAGCTACGGCAAATCTGAGTTGGCGCAGAACGCTAATAACTGCTTCGGTATGAAGACAAGCCGGTCCGGGAACAGCTGGCCGAACTCTATGTGGGATGGTAAGTCCATCTACACAAAGAAAACGCAGGAGCAGAATGCAGATGGCACAATGGTCACAATCACCGCTGACTTCCGTAAGTACGCTTGTGTCGAGGACTCCATCGCTGACCATGCGGCATATCTGATCGGTGCGATGAACGGCAGCAAGAAACGTTACGAGGGTCTGGCAGGCTGTACCGATTACAAGAAGGCAGCACAGATCATCAAGGATGGCGGTTATGCCACCAGCCTCACCTATGTGCAGAACCTTTGCAATATCATCGAGCGTTGGAATCTCACGCAGTATGATGTAGCAAAGGCTTCTGAAGGCACTACAATTTCCGGCTGGTATCGTGTGCGTAAGAGCTGGCAGAACGCAGCTTCCCAGAAAGGTGCATTCCACGACCTGAACAATGCAAAGCAGTGTGCAGATGCCAATCCGGGCTACTTTGTGTTTGACCCGGACGGCAAGGCGGTCTATCCTGTGACCAAAACTGCATCTGTTCCGTATGTAGTCCGTGTATCCATTAACGATCTCAACATCCGTAAGGGACCAGGTACGAACTATGCTAAGACTGGTCAATGCACGGGTAAGGGTGTATTCACCATTGTTAAGGAATCTGCTGGTGCTGGTTCTGCGAAAGGCTGGGGTAAGTTGAAATCCGGTGCCGGCTGGATCTCACTTGATTTCACGGCCCGTATCTGAGAATTCCCTGGTTTGATTATCGGGCATGGGAGGTCTTTAAATGACGAAGAAGAAAAAGGAAAGTACAGCAATCATGCGAGAGAAGCTGCCGACACTGAAAGAATTAGAAGAAATGGCGAATGTGGATGTCAGGACGGTTGATCCGGCAGACGTAACGGATATCGATGATGTTGTGATAGACATGGAACTTCCCAAAGCAGGGAGGGTCAAGAGCTATCTCCGACAGATGAAGAATCCGTATATCATGAAGACAAACGGTGTGATCGTCAAAATGAGTTTCGCAAAAGGAAGCGGCAAGACTTTAACAGACTGTCTGAATTCCATATTGGAACTTGGCGATTATCCATCGGCTGTATGATTTTACCTCACCGAATAGGTGAGGGTACATAACTGATTCCATCCTCTCTGATCGGGAATTTGTGATCGTGTAGATAGACCAATAGCTAGGCGGAATATTCTCCATCTTTCTGCACTGGCATTACTTGATAATATCACGAAACAGAGGGAATATGTGACTGCAAGAAAGAGAGGAAAACAGAAAAATGGCAGAATTACTGAAGTCAAGGAAGAATTTTACAGCAGCCTATCTCCGCCTCTCCAGAGAGGATGGGGATAAGGCAGAATCAAACTCTATCACAAACCAGCGCGATCTGATATGCGATTATCTTGAAGCACACGGCATGAAGGCCGTAAAAGAATACGTTGATGACGGCTACAGCGGTACAGATTTCAACCGTCCAGCTTTTCAGAACCTTATGGAAGATTGCAAGACTGGCAAGATCAACTGCATTGTGGTCAAAGACCTGTCACGACTTGGACGAAACTATATTGAAACCGGACGCTATCTGGAGAGGATATTTCCTCTCCTCGGTATCCGATTTATTGCGGTTACAGATCACTATGACAGCTTCCAAAGTGATTCCGGCAGCGATGACATCATTATTCCATTTAAAAACCTTATCAATGATACTTACTGCCGTGACATTTCTGTCAAAATCCGCTCCCAGCTGGACCTCAAACGGAGTAATGGAGCATTTATCGGTTCTTTTGCAGGGTACGGGTATGTGAAAGACCCGGAAAACCGAAATCATCTTGTGATAGATGAACCAGCCGCCAACATTGTCCGTCAGATTTTTCACCTTAAAATTGAGGGCATGAACCAACAGGGTATTGCCGATTATTTGAATTCGATTGCGGCAGAAACACCCTATGAGCGGAAACGAAACCTTGGAATGAGATATAACAGTGGATTTCACACAACCAGTAAGGCAGAATGGAATGCAACACTGGTGCGCAGAATTCTGGAAAATGAACTGTATATCGGAACTGTCGTGCAGGGTAAATACCGCAAGATAAACTATAAGGTCAAGAAGAATATCTGCATGGAAAAAGATGATTGGATTCGGGTAGAGGGTATGCACGAGCCAATCGTTTCCAGAGAGGTCTTCGAGTATGTACAGCAACTCATGAAACGAGATACCAGGACGGCACCAGAGCAGAGTACAGTCTATCTCCTGTCTGGCTTCGTGAAATGTGGGGACTGTGGTGAAAACATGATCCGTAAGTCAGGAAAAGCGCATGGTAAGCAGTATTGCTATTACCGTTGCTCTGAATTTGTCCATCAACATAACTGTTCTTCCCACAATATTTCGGAAGAGAAACTGTGTACAGCTATCACAAAAGCAATCCAATCCAAAGTCGGAAAGCTCTTACAGGTGGAGGAAGTGCTGAAGAATGCAGACCAGCTTCCTGAAAAACGTCATGCTGTAACGGTAATCGATACGCAGATCAAAGTCCTGCTGGATGAAGTTGCAAGATACCGAAACCTGAGAACGCATCTCTATCAGGACCATGTGGAAGGAGTGCTTTCCAGTGAAGAGTATTCGGATATGGACCAGCGGTTTTCTGAAAAAGTGAAGACTGCAGAAGATGGAATCGAAGTGCTGCAGCAGAAGCGCGCCGACCTCATAAGTGAGAAACTCCTGCTGAAACCGTGGCTGGAATCCATAAAGAAGTATGCGAATATCCAGGAACTGACCCGTGAGGTGCTTGTAAGTCTTGTGGAACGTGTAGATGTCTTTGAAGGACACCGTATCGAGGTGCATTTTCATTATGAAGATGAGATCAAGGACATTCTGGCAGCGATGGAGGTAGAGAAATGAGAACTGTAAGCTATACACGGGATACCTCACGTGAAGGGCATGAAGCTGCTGCTCAGCAACAGAATATTGAAAACTGGGCAATAAGCCATGACGTAAAAATCGCAGAGCGGTATACCGATGCTTACGATTCTCTATCCGACTTTCGCCGGCTGATTCAGGATGGCGTTGACAGACGGTTCGACAGAATCATTTTGGATTCCATTTATGCCTGTGGAGAAAACCTGAATCAAGCAAGCGAGGTGCTTTTAGCGACCTTTTTCCCATTTGGCATTCATTTTACCTGCATAGAAGATGAATTTGATAGTGCAGATAAGACGGAACAGGAAACGGCAGCCTATTTTGAAGAGAAAAAAGTCCAGTCGAATAGCAAAAGTCTTGCCCGGTGCAGACAGAAACAGTACGAACTTCCGATGACAGGCAGAGACGTGCGATACGGGTATAAACTTTCTGAAGATCGATGTTATCTGGTGCCAGATGAGGTGACTGCCCCAGTTGTAAAAGAGATCTTTATGCTCTTTGAAGCCGGGAAAAACTGTATTGAAATCGCAGACCAGATGAATGAAGAAGGACATATTGTTCCTTTAAAATATAAACTGGATGCTGTGAATTGCGTGAAGGAACAGGAGTATTCATGGAAATACCGGGCTGTCCGGCAGATCCTGAGAAACCCAATCTACACGGGGCAGGGTGTGAAGAAGGTCAACGGACAAGAGATGGCATTGAAAGTCGAGCCTTTGGTTGACAGAAAAGTCTTTGAAAAAGCGCAGGACTATTTTGCAGAGAAAAAGAGGCACCATGAAAAAAAGCAGGGGGCAGCGTCAAAAGGAAATGCATTCTCCAACCGTATCTTTGATGCCGATACAGGAAAAAGGCTATTGTATATGGAAGTGCCGGAAACAAAGGAAAAAGTCTTTATAGAATGGAAACCGTACTGCTATATGAGTCTGGAGAATCGTGCGCATAATCTTCCTTATTATAATGTAGAGGACTATGTGATGAAAATGCTCCGCAGGGAGAAAGCATTGGCAGAGAGGGCAAAAGAAAGGATGAAAGACTGCAGTGTAGAGATGGAATGCAGCCTTGATGTGCTGCGAGAAAAAGCAAATTGTCTTTTCTGGGAAACCGAAGCGGTGGTTCGGAATCATGGTGAGGATTCACTGACGGAAGACGGTTTCATACAGATTATGGAACAGGAGCAGAGAATTCGGAAAGCGTTCACACCAAAGAACCCATGGGTGGAAAGATTCTGTAGTCTTGACTTGGGTGAACATCTGACCGCTGAACAGGTAAAGAGCACGGTTGATAAAATTCTGGTAACAGGTCTGAAAGACTTGGAGGTCATTCTTCTGGAAAAGGAGTGGAAGCAGATGCTTCCTAAGGAATGGGTGGAATACTAAATGGCAAGAAAGAGCAGAAGACAGCAGGAGCAGCAACAAACACTTTCAAAAAACGTCAATACCTTGCAGACAGCCGCATATTGCAGACTGTCCGTAGAAGATAAAGAACTGGAGAGCATCAACACCCAAATCATGCTGGTTCAGGAGTTTATCAGAAGTCAGCCGGACATGAGTCTTGCGAATACCTATGTGGATAATGGTGTGACAGGAACAAAATTTGACCGCCCAGAGTGGAATCGATTAATGGGTGACGTGCGGAGCGGTAAAATTCAGTGCATTGTGGTCAAAGACCTATCGAGATTCGGTCGTGACTATTTGGAAGCGGGTTACTACATTGAGAACATTTTTCCCAAACTTCATGTTCGGTTTGTTGCCATCACGGATCATTTTGACAGCACACGTCCGGAAGATATGGAGAGTATTTCAATCCCAGTAAAAAACATGGTCAACGCTATGTATGCAAAGGATACTTCAAAAAAGATACGAGCGGTGCGACAGGGGATTATGGAAAAGGGAGAGCGGCTGGGAAACACTCCACCATTGGGGTACCGTTATCCAGAAGGCGGAAAAAACCAACTTGTGGTCGATGAAGAAACAGCAGGCATTATCCGCATGATCTTTTACTGGACATCCATTGGGATTGGAAAAATAGAAATTGCAAAACGGCTTACTTTTCTACAGGTGCCAAGCCCAAGGCAATGGCAAAGAAACCGTTCAAATGGAACGCCAATGGATCCTGCCCTTCCGTGGATACCCAGCTCTCTTGATAGAATCTTGATAAATCGAGCCTATTGTGGGGATACGGTGACAGGGATGACCCGAACAAAAATGCACAAGTGCAGAAAGATGGATGAACGTGATTGGTATGTGACCATGAACACACATGAACCAATTATTGATCGTGCATTTTTTGAGAGGGTTCAGGAAACTATGGAGAGTGGAAAAGAAGTGCAGCGCAGAAAAAGAAAGGAAACCGAAGCTGTCCGGCAGGAAAGCGATACACCGCTCCGAGGTATGGTTGTTTGCGGAATCTGCGGACGTGTCTGCGCTGTTGAAAGGAGTACCTCAAGCCGAAATAGAGGGTCGACAAGGTCTAAAATCGGCATGAACCTGTTCCGGTGTACTTATCATTATAATCATAACTATAAAAACCGATGCCAAATCCCCATCAGCATGCAAGAATACAAACTTCGGATGGTCATCATGGAGCGTATTTACGACATGATCCATATGCTGACAGAAAAGACAAAGCTGATGCAGAATGGCAAAAGCAGCATACTGTCCCAGAAAGAATGGCGGCTTCAAAAATTGAATTTTCAAAGGCAGAAAGTACAGGAAAGGAACGACAGGCTGTTTGAGGATTATGCAGAAAAAGTAATTGACGCAGAAGACTACAATTTTCTGAAAGAAAACTACCGGGATGAGCTTGCCAATCTGGAAGCGCAGATTATCCAGACTGAATCTGAAATCCGTGTGGCAAAAAGAAAGCTGGAACAGATTCAGCGGTTTTTAGATTTCGCAGGAAAACGGGAGAATAATCTGGCTTTCGATGAAAGACTTGTAAAGCAATTGGTAGATAAGATTGAGATAAATGAAAATGAACAGGTGACAATTCATTTCAAATTTGACGATGAGTTGTCAAACCTGTTCGGAGAGGAGGAACACAATGACTGATCCGAAAACGGTAGCCTATTATCTCCGGTTGTCCAGAACGGATGGTGACCTTGGAGAGGACGGCAAAAAAGAATCAAACAGCATTGAAAACCAGAGGATGCTCTTAGAGGAATACCAAAGCAGGAGCGTTGACCTTGGGGGCAATCCAAGAATCCGATATGATCCGGACAACTTTGATCTGCCGCATCAGGAATACGTGGATGATGGGTATACTGGCACAAATTTTGAACGTCCTGCATTCCAAGAACTTCTGGAGAATTGTCGAAAAGGGAAAATCTCCACGATTCTTGTGAAAGATATGAGCCGCCTTGGACGAAATTATATTGAAACTGGTGATTATATCGAGCAGATTTTCCCGATGCTTGGTATCCGATTCATAGCAGTAAATGAATGCTACGATACAGGAAAGACGGACGACCTGGATTTTGGGATTGCAGTAGAAAACCTTATCAACACTCTATATGTGAAGGACTGTGCGAAAAAGGCGAGGGCTGCAAGACGGACGAAGTGGAAAAAAGGAATTCTGACTTCAAAAAAGTCTCCACTGGGTTACTTCTGCGATGACCTTAAGGAAGGCTGGAAAATTGATGAAAGCGGTGCTGAAATAGTGAGGCTCATTTTTGCAGAGGCAGTGAAAGGGTATGACACCGGGAGGATTGCCAATATCCTCAATGAAAAAGGCATCCCAACGCCGTATGTGTATCTGAAAAGTATTGGCAGACGGAACGGAGCTAAGAAACTTGTTGCGCCAGACGAAGAGCTTCTGTGGAATGCATCAATGGTGTGGAGAATTCTACGAAATGAAGCCTATATAGGGACGCTGGTGCAAGGAAAAAAGGAAAGCGTAATTCTTGGCGGTAAGCAGGTCAAAGGTGTTCGAGATGAAGACCGATACAAAACAGAAAACTCTCATGAAGCAATTGTAGATGAAGAAACTTTTCGGAAAGCACAGATGGTGATTCGCTACAATCCATCAGCAGACTGCCGAACAAACCGCAGTTATGCATTAAAAGGAGTCGTCCGATGCGGGCACTGTAAAAGGGTTATGAACCTTGAGTATGGGTCTTATGGGGATAATATGCATTGCACATGGCGGCGTGTTAATAAGAGCGGATGCAGCCGGGAGAGTTATCCTTATAATGAACTAGAACGGGTCGTACTGGTTAGTATTCAGCAGATGGGAAAACTCTGCAGTGACCTGTTGACAAGAATGGCTGCCCGAAAAGAAGTTTATGATGTGAAAACTGATAGAAATCGCATTAAAGAGATTGATGCCAGAAGAATTCTCATCTATGAGGAATATGCAGATGGAGTGATAACCGGCGCACAGTTTAAGGAAGAAAAAGAGCAACTAGCTGAAGAGAAAGAAGCGTTGGAAAGAAAGATTGCAGATGCCGATGTGATAGCAGACCATCAGAAAGAGGTCAAGGGAAAGCTAATCTTCCTGAAAGATGCGGGAAAGGCAGCTGAGGAGTTGCAGACCCTGACACGAAAGATGGTGACCGATTTGATTAAGATGGTCTATGTGTTTGACAAAGATCATATCGAGGTGGTCTTCAAATATGAGGACACAATCAGGGAAGCCATCGAAGAATGCGACCTTGAAGTCAAGATAAGTGCGTGAAAATTGAAACAAAAGACAACAGATGCCCAGTCAGTTGCGGTTCTGATTGCTTGGAGATAAGTAATCGGAATGGTGACTGACTGGGCTTTTTTGTTTGTAATAGGAAGAAAAAACATGGCTGTCAACTTGCTATTTGCCCTGTCAGATGGTAAAATCAAAGTACAATAGGTGAGTTGTATCAAACAGTCACGGAAAGGAGTGCGCTACAATATGGGAATGTTTGTGAATCCGGGTAATTCTGCGTTTCAAGTTGCTTTGAATTCTGAAATCTATGTGGACAAAAGCGGACTCATTAAATACACGAATAGAGTTTTAAATACGTTGCAAGGATACATTTGCAACAGCCGTCCGAGACGATTCGGAAAGTCTATCACAGCGAATATGCTCACAGCTTACTACAGTAGAGGCTGTGATTCGGAAGCAATGTTCGCTGATTTGGAAATCGGTAAAAGTGCGGATTTTAAGAAGCATCTGAATCAGTATGATGTAATTCATCTTGATATTCAGTGGTGCATTGAGCCTGCTGGTGGCCCAGAACAGGTTGTTTCCTATATTTCTGAGAAAATAATCGCAGAGCTTCGAGATTACTATCCTGATATTTTAACTGAGAAAACTGAATCGCTACCGGAGACATTAGCATACATCAATTCGGTAACAGGAAAAAAGTTCATCGTTATTATTGATGAGTGGGATGTGCTCATCCGTGATGAAGCAGCCAATAAAAAGGCACAGGATGATTACATCAACTTTCTCAGAGGAATGTTCAAAGGAACAGAGCCGACAAAGTATATACAGCTGGCCTATCTGACGGGCATCCTTCCCATTAAAAAGGAAAAGACACAGTCGGCACTAAATAATTTCGATGAGTTCTCCATGTTGAGTGCCGGAAATCTCGCACCATATGTCGGCTTTACAGAAGACGAAGTGCGAAAGTTGGCAGAGGAATATCAACAGGATTTTGATGAAGTGAAACGCTGGTATGACGGCTATCTTCTGAAGAACTATCAGGTTTATAATCCTAGAGCTGTTGTTAGTGTAATGCTGCGAGGAGAGTTTAAGAGCTATTGGTCTGAAACTGCATCTTATGATGCAATCGTTCCACTGATCAATATGAATTTTGATGGGTTGAAAACATCAATCATAGAAATGCTCTCTGGCGCAGAAGTCAAAGTGAATACTTCGACCTTTAAGAATGATACGGTGAATATCAAGAGCAAGGATGATGTGTTGACCTATATGATTCACCTGGGCTATCTGGGCTACAATGAAGCAAAAAAGACCGCATTTGTGCCGAATGAAGAAATTCGTCAGGAACTAACAACTGCGGTTGAGAGCAAGCATTGGAATGAGATGCTGAAGTTCCAGCAAGAATCGGAAAATCTGTTAGATGCTACACTCGACATGGATGGCGAAGCTGTTGGTGCTCAGATAGAGAAAATCCATAATGAGTATGCATCTTCTATTCAGTATAACAATGAAAACTCGCTGAGCAGCGTTTTGGCGATTGCATACTTGAGTGCGATGCAATACTATTTTAAACCGATTCGTGAGTTGCCGACTGGTCGAGGATTTTCTGACTTTGTATTTTTACCGAAACCTGAGTACAGAGATGACTATCCGGCGTTAATTGTTGAACTAAAGTGGAATCAAAATGCGCAAACAGCCTTGAGGCAAATCAAGGACAAAAAGTATCCGGCCTCTATTTTGAATTATACTGGCGATATCCTACTCGTAGGAATCAACTATGATAAGGATACCAAAGAACATCAATGCCTGATTGAAAAATACGAGAAAGATTGATTTTCATGCCCACTGACGCATTGTGTGGAATCCTACATAGCTCGTTGGTGGGCTTCTTTTTGCCTTGCCCGCATGAACCACAGACAGCACCCCGGTGTGATCCGAAGTGCAGTTGTGGCTTATGCGGGCTTTTTTGTTATGTAGTCAACGAGTTACAAAGTTAGATGCCTAACCCGTATAGAATCGCTTTCATCTCCTTTACCATCCGGGTGAGGACTTCCTGTTCAGTTGCATTGCAGTCCAAGAGCAGTCGGTGGATCTCCGTATCAGCTGTGGAGGTGGAATGTGTCAGGCTGTCTACGAGAAGGTCATCTGCTGAAACATCCAGCACATTGGCAATATCTACCAGCGTGTCCAGACTGGGACGTTTTATTGCAGCCTCGATAACACTGATAGACTTTCGTGTCATGTTAAGTTGCTCACTAAGGGTTTCCTGTGTGACACCAGCCTGTTTGCGGGCATTTGAAATACGCTTGCCCAATGCGTCATAGTTAATAGCCATGTTTTTCTCCTTATGATTACCCGCATAAGGCTAATATGATTATCTCGCAGGAGAAAAAGTATAGCAATACGAAGAGAAAATCCTAAGAACGCAAAGCTATGCACCTCTATCTATAGTGTGGTCTAAGGCTATTTTGCTACCCACCGGGTAGCAAAATCATAAACGTGCTACCCATTGGGTAGCAGTCAAACCAATGTATAAGACTTATAATGTAAATGTAGTAAAAACTGCAGTTGGAAAGGAAAGATAATGGTAGACAAAGAGCAAGCAGGAATTCTTACATTATATAGTGATGTACAGGCGACTTCTGTTCGCTGGCTGTGGTATCCGTTCATTGCAGTTGGAAAGATCACATTGTTGCAAGGTGACCCTGGTGACGGAAAATCCACAATGATGATGAATCTGATTGCGACTCTGTCCAATGGTGGAAACCTTCCAGATGGTAAACCAGTCGGGATGCCACAGAGGATTATTTACCAGTGTTCGGAAGATGGTGTTTCAGATACTATCAAGCCCCGGTTGGAAAAGTGCGGAGCCGATTGCAGAAATGTGGCTTTTATAAATGAAGAAACCTACAGTGGTCTGACGCTGGACGATGAGCGCATCCGTCAAGCTATTATAGAATTCCGGCCGAGGCTGGTAGTAATCGACCCGATACAGGCGTATCTCGGAAGTGATTCTGATCTCCAAATTGCAGGAAGAGCCAGAAAACTGATGCAGCGGCTTGGTATGTGGGCATCTGTGTATGACTGCGCCATTGTGCTGATCGGTCACCTCAATAAAAAAGAGGGAACAAAAGGGCTGTATCGAAGTCTCGGCAGCATTGATGTGGTGGCGGCAGCGCGGAGTGTCCTGCAGGTGGAACGAGATCCGGAGAATCATGATATCCGCATTGTGCATCAGATAAAAAATAGTCTGGCTCCATCTGATGGTGAGATACGATTCTCTATAACGGCTGAGCAAGGGTTCAGATGGCTGGAAGGTGAGATTGCACCAAATCCAGCGGCAGAGCCGGAAATATCCAAGTTTGAATCAAAAGCCGAGAAAGCGGCATATCTGATCAAGAAACTACTTTCTGAGAGCGATATGAGATCCAGAGAAATCTATATACGGTTGAGCGATGAAGGCATCAGCCGCAGAACAGCGGAAAACATAAAAAAAGAACTTGGCATCCGAAGCTATCGAAGGATGCGTCAGTGGTATTGGAGCTTAAATAATGAAAGATGAGAGGTTGAAATCATGACAAATAGTGAGAAGCAGGCATCTGCATCTGAGCGCAGACAGAAAATCAAGAACCGTTATGGAAGTGGTAATGCTTCAGAAATTGAGGTAATTCCAGCTAAATCTCCAGAGGGACTGGACGAGGATGAATCAATCAAGCGTGTTGCAGGATATGTGCGTGTTTCCACTGACAGCGATGAACAGGCATCGTCATTTGCCCTTCAAAAAAATTACTATACAGAAATCATCAAAGCACATCCCAACTGGGAGTTCGTTGGAATTTACGAAGATGAGGGAATCAGCGGAACCTCCATTGAACACCGAAAGGGAATGCGGCAGATGATTGAGGACTGCAAAGCGGGAAAAATTGATTTGATCCTTACGAAATCAATTGCCCGTTTTGCGAGAAATATCGTAGACTGCCTTTCAATCGTAGATCAGCTTAAGAATCTTGAACCTCCAGTTGGTGTGAAGTTTGAGGCGGATAATCTCTATACTCTCGACAGCAGTGGCCGCATGATTCTTACCATTCTTGCATCGGTGGCAGAGGAAGAATCCCACTCAAAGTCTGTTATTATGAACTGGTCCGTAGACCGAAGGTTTCGTCAAGGTATGTTCCTTACACCGGAACTGCTCGGTTTTGACTGCGATGAGGATGGAAATCTGGTCGTAAATCAGGATGAGGCAGAAACGGTAAAAGTGATTTACTACCTTTATCTGAACGGATTTTCTTTGAAGGAGATTGCTGAACTTCTGACGGATTATGGCCGTAAGACGAAGTTGGGCAATACAGAATGGAATCCATCCTCTTTGGCAGGTGTGATTGGAAATGAACGTCACTGTGGTGATATTTTGGCGCGCAAAACTTATACACCTAACTTTTTGAACCACAAAGTGAAAAGAAATAAGAATAATCGTACCCAATATAGGAAGCAGGATCACCATGAAGCTATTGTGTCACGGGAAGTGTATCAGGCGGCCAATCATTTGCGAGCATCCCGGAACTATACGAAAAAGGTGCATCCTCTTCCGGTACTGAGTGTAGTCGATGACGGAATTCTGAGAGGATATGTGCCGTTTGATAAAGATTGGACAGGTTTCTCTGTCGATGAGTATATGAAGGCATCCGAAAGCGTGATGGATAATGATGACCCGACAGAAGCAACGGTTGAGTGTCGCTTGAATCTGGATGGTTATGAGATCGTCCGGGCTCAATATTTTTCTACACTGCGGAATCCCGCCATGACCATTGCCAATGGCAAGCTGCGTTTTAATACAGCTTGTTTGAAAAAGTTTGAGGATGTTGAGTATGTAGAGCTTTTATTGAATTCTGTTAATCGCTGCGTTGCAATCCGTCCCTGCGAAAAGACAAATCCTAATGCGATTCGCTGGGGACGCTTAAAAGACGGAAAATGGTGCGTATCCCCGGTTTGCTGCCGTGGACTTGCCAAGACCCTGTTTGATATCATGGAATGGGAAGAAGACCTTCGCTATCGGTTCCGAGGACGGTTTATCGAAAATGGGGATGAAAAGCTGATGCTTTTTGAATTGGACGAGCCTGAAATGATCAAGAGTGAAGAAATCGTCCTTCCACCTAAGGAGGGAAAGCCGGAATCTGAAGAAAAGACGATTAAAAAGGAAATCTATATTTTACCACCAGAGTGGTCAGGCACGTTTGGACGCCCAATTACAAGCATAGCGCAGGTTAGTATCTTCGAGCAGAAATCCTATTCGGGAGACTGGGATGTACTCCGCCCTGCTACGGAGCTGAAAGATATGAATGTATTTACGGCAGCAGATCTAAATGCTTTGCTGCATGAAGCGGAAAAAATTATGGAAAGGTGGGAGAGCACAGATGCTCAATGATGCAGTTTTTCCGGTAGTGGAGCTGGCAGGAGAGAATATGGGTGCAGAACAGCCAAACGAATCCGGGCAAGTGAGAAAAGACTCGGAAAATGATAAGGAAGATCGCGCACGAGAACTTGAACAGTCTTTTTCATTTGACGGCTATCAGGTTGTCCGAAAAGAACTGTTCGCCCATCTGCGAGACCCGGCAATCGTAATAAGAAACGATAGTATCACGTTCAATACAGCTTGTATCATGGGGCTGGAGGACGTGGTGTTTGTACATGTTATGTTCAACCGAGAGCTAAAAAGAATCGTTGTGAGCGCGTGTGATGAGGATGCCAAAGATGCGCTGCGTTGGTGCGTAACAAAACCAGATAAGAGAAAAAGTAGAAAAATGTCATGCCGTCCGTTTGCAGAGCTAGTCTATAAGGAAATGAACTGGGATGTCACATGCCGTTATAAGATGCTGGGGTACAGAATTACATTTCAGGGAGAAACCCTGTATGTATTTGATCTTCTGGTTCCAGAGATATTTCATGAACCTCAAAAGCGTAAGAAGGGTGAAGTGCGTCTGCCAGATGACAAACCAGTAGATAGCAGAAAAGGGTTCTACCCGGATAACATTGCAGGAACATTTGGCGTGCCCGTTGATGAACATATCAAAGATACTGAAGTAGAAGAAATGGATGGCTATGTTTCTGTTGGAATGCTGACAGGGAAAAATATATCTGAATATGAGATGGCAAAATCTGGTGAAGCAAAAGAACATAATGATAGGTGAAGTGCGCCCTTTTTAAGGAAGGAGTGAAACAGATGGAGGAAAAGATATGGAGTCCTGATATGCTAGGGGTTACTTTTAACTATGTGGAAGGGCGTATTACAGTATTTCGCAGCACTTTGGAATCTATTGGATGGCCGAGAAACTATCGATTTTTGTTCAGTGTAAAAAATAAAAAGTTTGCTGTTCAGGGCTGCAGTGCTGATGCAATCGGCTCACACAGAACACCGAAATTGAAAAGTGGTGACAGCTGTGAAATCAAATGCAAGGCTTTAGTCAGACTGATTTACTGCGAGTGTCGATGGGATAAGACACTTTCTTACCGTGTGGCAGGAGTACACTATGCTGAAAAGAAGCTGGTCGATTTTGATCTTCGTGGAGCATTTTTGCTGCAGGAGGGGAAAGTTCAGGAAAGCCCCACGTTTTCCCTGTGTCGGGCAAAAGGTGATTCTGCTGGAAACAATCCAAACCCACGAGATAAAGCCGACAGTGGGGCCATGTGAGGGGTGTGTGGCCGCTTTGCGGCAAAATAGATTGGCGTAGAAAAAGTAATTAGTTGTTCGATCAGAAGCAGTAGAAAAAACATAAGAAGCCCACTTGGTAACGATCCGATGTGCTAAAAATGAGCAGGTTGGATGAAATACCAAGTGGGCAGAGTGAAACTGAATATCAGGGAAACGTTCAAAAGTAGAGCTGTCGGTTCCAGATTGGAGCCAGACGGCTCTATTT